ACTTCGCTGGATTGATCTATAAAGGACTAGATGGCGAAGAGATCGAAGAAGCAGAAAGAAATCTCGAAGAAGAGCTCGACAAAGAAGAAAACGAGTTAAACCGAAGATTGATGCTTCTATCAGATCATGTAGAAATCTCAGACAATGTAGAATTTATAACGGTCGAAGATTCAAACGGCATTCCAAAAATTGAAGTCGTTAAACTTAGGGCACCTAAGGTAGTTGAAGAAGAAGAATGGACTTACGATATGAATAGATTCGAACCAGAAGCGATTGAAGCTCCAGAATCAAAAGTAGATTTTGATGTAATGCTTAAAATGTTTAAAGACGAACTTATGGCTGACGCAAGAGAACAGTCATATGAATATCATGCTGCTGAAAAAGAACGTAGAGATGCAATTAAAGCTGAAAAACAAATCAAGTTAGATCGTAAGCTTGCAAAAAAACTTCAGAAGCAAGAAGAACGAGACAGACGATATGCATTAAGAATCGCCAGGGCGCAAGCTAAAGCTGAGAGCAGAAAGATTCTTAAAGCAAGAAAACAAATAGAAGCAGATCGAAAGTTTGCCATGTCGCTACAGGAAGCTGCATAGTGAAAAAAGCATTGCTATTGCTTTGTTTGCTAGCTGCAATCACTCCTGAGGTTAAATCTATGGAGTGTCTTAAAAAGGTGGCTGTGTTTTTAAAGAAAGCTTGCTGCTGTTGCCCTAGGGTTGTACGAGTTCAGGCATTACCACAGGTAGTACACCAGGTAGCACAACCGGCACCTAGGATAGCGATACCGCAAATACATATCCATGCTAATAGAGTCCGAGCCTATACAGAACACAATCCAAGGTTATGGCCAGCTATGATCAGGGCAGCTAACAATCATCCTAACCCAGCAATTAAAGAACGAGTTGTTTCTATAATAAGCGAATTCTAACACCCTTCAAGACAAACCCTTGTTTAGCGAGCCGGCACACATCCGGCTCGTTTTTTAATTAATTTGTGGACTATCAATCCAGATAATACATACAATGTCTGGGATTATATGTTTCACAAAAGAAAGGGTTTCTCGTGAGATTTCTTTTTATTGTCACTTTTTTATCAGTTTCTCTAGCTTCAGCCGGAACTATCAACAACTATCCAAATGAAGACAAAGAGGAAGAGGAAGTTGTATCGATAATAGAATTATGCAAGATGAGAAGAAAATATCCTAAAATTACAGTCAGCCAACTATACGAAAAAATAATCAAAAAAAGAATCAAAAAACTAAAAGATCAGGCCAAAGAAGAATAACTCCTAAGACCTGATCGTTGTTCAGAAATGCGCTTTATTTCTTTAGACTTAAATACTTTCTCATAGACTCTATGCCACCTAATAATCCTCCGAGAACACTAGTAGATTGCTTGTTGTGCTTCTTCTTTTTACCAGCAAAGTCTTTAGCTATTTGATCTAGCTTTGGACCAACCTTCTTCTCAACTAAAGTTTCAAGTCCAAGCGGACGCTGCCCACCATTCATTTCTATTATCTCTAGCATTGCCTTCTTTTTGATCTTTGCGGCCTCATTAAGCATTTTCCAGTTTCTTAACACTCGCTTCTTGCCGCCATCTGATTGAGCTAATGTAGGAATAGTCTTTAGAAACAATTGTATTTCAGTTTGAGTTACTCTGGAACCAAATATATCTTTTGCACCCTTAGTGAAGTCGGTAGTTAATTTTTCAAACTCCTGTGAATCTGGGTTCATTAAGAACTTCAGGTTGATACCAAATCCAAAGATACCTTTATCTATAGTATTCAAAAGATTATAGAACCCAGGATTAGTAAGTTTTCCCTTTTTAAGAAGTGTAGTCATCCTTTTGAGTCTCATATCGTTTTCTCTTGCAGCCTTACCTGACTTCATAGTGGAAGAGAAGAATTCTTTTGTATTCTTGTTGACCTCTTTCTGCTTGGCAAAAGATAACGACTCTTTCTTCATTGCCATATCTTCAGCTCTTTTTTTGTCAGCTGCTGTAGGTCTAGGGGTAGCTAAAAGCTCCTTGAATGTTTTCTTCTTAGTTGGCTTAGCTTGAATCCTGTAAGACTCTTCAGATTCCTTACTGGCACTTAAAGGAATTCCTTCTTTCATTCTACCAACTTGCTTCTTGAGCAAACGTCTATCCTCAGGTGCAAGCTTGTCGACCTCCGACTGTACCTCTTTCTGTACCTTCTTGGTCATTTTTGCCGTTTCGTCTTCATCCCTACGTCTTCCTTGATGAGCTGCTGGAGCTGGTTCCGGCTCTGGTTTGAGAGGTTCAGCTGGTGCACCTGGTAGTGTACCTGGTAGTGTACCTGGCTGTGCACCTGGCATTACACTAGGAGGTATACCAGGAGGTTCAACTGAGGGTGCAAATTGCTGCATAGGGGGAGGCGCAGCCTCTTGAGGTTGTTGCCCAAGAAGTTGCTCAAGTTGACCAGCTTCTCCTGAATCAAGAGCGCGTAGTCCTTCTTCTAACTGACCTGATCTTCCACGGTCAGCTCCAAACGCACTAGATCCTAAAAACTGCTTCATGAACATGCCCTGGAATCCCTCAGGCATTTTGGATATAGCTCCTGCCATTTCTCTTGGAACACCTAGGGAAGATAGGCCGCTAGATATTTCAGAAGATCTTTGTTGCTGCTGCTGTTCCTGTAGTCTAGCCATCTGCTCCTGTTGCTGTTGAAGAATTTTATTTTGAGTAAGCATACTGAGAGTTTGAGATAATCCTTTACCTAGTGATGCCCCTAAGGATGAATATCGTGAACCATATTCTTTGGGCGCTAAAATAACTGCCATTTTTTCTCCTTAAAACTGGATACCTTTAAGAACATCTGCCATTAAATCACCGCCGCTTCTCCTCATTCCTTGAGGTTGTCCTGGAATATATGCACCACCTCCTACAGATCTATTGCTTGGGGGCTGTCCAACAGGTTCTTGATCTCCCATTGCATTTTGATCAGGTTGATATCCTAAACCAAACAAGCTTCCAAGACCTCCTCCAAGTAATCCTCCTAGGCCTTCCATCAAGCCGCCAGCCATACCGGGGGATCCTGGAGTCATAACTGTATCGAACTGAGGCTGCATTCCATATCCAAGTTTCTGCATACCTGACTGCATTCTTAAACCAGCGAGTTGCTCCATAAGATCTAAACCACCACGCCTAAGTGATTCTTCAAATGCACTTGATCTTTGACCACCTCCCATAGCTGTAAATCTTTCTGCTATACCAGGAACTGTTTCACGCTCAAACTTATGTTGATATTTAGACTCCAATGCATCTGGATCCGAATCTCTCATACCCTGGGAAAGCAGTTGTGCAAGAGCAGCTTTTTGCTCAGGAGTAAACTTATCTATTTGCCTAATTTCTGGCTTAGTTCCACCAAAGCCACCTCCTCCGCCTCCGCCAAGTAGGCCTCCACCTAATAACTTTCCTATTGAACTCAAAATTCCCATCTGATCTCCTCTTATTGTTTCAAATATTCCAACACAACATAGGTAGTATCATATGCAGCATAATTCGCCGAGGTAGTTATTACCACATTCGTAGCATTTACCGTTATTCGTATGTCGGTATTAGCATTAGGAATAGGCGTAGCTAAGCGATTAGTAGTATCCGTTGCACATCCATAAATCCTGGTAAAAGAAAATCCACTTGTTATATCAATATTGTGAGCAACGTTCTTAGTTGCAGTATTTGGCAGAGCTCCAAAGTCAATCATCTTCCTAAAAACCTGGCGGCTATTCACAGCCTGAGTGCTTGACGAAGGTGCGTTAGATGATGGTGGAAATACTTGGCCGTTAACAAACTCATTTGTATCGTAATATGCTGAGTCTTTCGTGTTCATGCCAAGCTGCATTAGGTTTAAATTTTGATACAGACGAACAAGCAGCTCCTTAAACTCATCGCTCTGTACGTCCATCTCTTTCAGCTCTGCAGCATCATATACAAACGTTGTTGGGACAAAGGATCCTGTGTTTGTTCCTTGTGCCATTACTGCAACCTTTCAGATGTTTGCGTAGTATGAATTACCATACCCTCAAGTCTAAAGTCTGCTCCAGCTGTTACAGGATTAAGCATTTGCTCATCGTCAAGATAGATTCTTATTTGAACACATTCTCCATCAGTCTGAAAATAAACCGGATGCCATAGTCTTGTCTGTGACTGCTCTAGAGGATAAAGATCGTACGGATATGTCTGCAAGTTGTTGTCACCCAATATAGAACCACTTGACTGACCACTTTCTATCATTGATAGATTTGTTGCAGAAGGATAATAATCTACTGTAAGCTCACCTGTTTCTGTTTTTAATACCGCAAAGTCTATCTTTGATAGATAGAAGTTCTTTCCCTGATCTATATAGGGGTTCCATTGTTTAGAAAGTATGTCTATCTGAGAGACTCTCGCGGCTCTTCCTCCACCTAAGTATGTTCCTGTTAACTCAGTATCAAGCAACCTAACTGTATTAGAATCAATTACTTCAATCTTATAAGTTCCAGATCCAGTAAGCGTCGCCCCTGACATGTCAATTAGACGAATAAAGTCATTGTCATTTAGAGTATGGTTTCCAATAAATGCATAAACTACCCCACCACCAACATCCTGAATGTCTGATACTTGCATAACAGCTTCATTTGTAGATAGTGTAGGATCGCATACGAATAGAAATCCCTGTTGATTCCCAGCTAGAACGTTCCTGTACTTTGTCTGCTTTGTACCGCTGTCCCACATGAATCCAGCTTCTCCCCACACAAACTCCGTAGATTCCCATGAAATTGAGGACTGTTCTTCGTAATACCCAAAGGCTGTTATCGTATCGTCAGCTGTACCCCACCCGTTATCTATATAGTTATATATAAACAACTTGTCAGGGTATATTGCAGAATCACTATGCGCGTTTACCGATGGATATGACCAATAAACAACTTCTTCAAAGTAATCTCTTATACCGCAAACTCGACTCAATCCTTCATCACTGTTTCTTATGTCGAATACTTGATCGGATATCTGCTCATTGATCTTAGATACGCTCGCTCCTGAGCAAGCATGAATCTCTGTTCTTCCAATAGTGAAAACTGCCTTGTCGAAAGGAACAGGCGACTTCATACACTTTGTTCCCAACTCAGTGTTTATTTTCTGCCAAACGAATGGTAACACCTGGTTACCCGTATAGGCCAACTCCCACGTAGAGCGCTCAAAATAAACGATGAGGCGATCTTTTATAAACTCTGCCGCTTCTATCTCTTCCTCAGTTGGTGCGTCTATAAACCCAGCACCATCTGACCTGCGTGTAGTCCCTCCTATAGTCCACTCAAGACTTCCTTCTAGCCATGCATTAGATACCGCATCTGCAACATTGTCCGGAACGTCTGCAGGAAACGGTGAACCATTATGACAGTACCTACACCGATTAACATGCTCTTCGTTTT